AGATGTAATACCTGGCATTGGTCTATAACCTTGGCTAGTACCTATACTATATGTTTCTGTAAATCCTTTTCTAATAGAATCTCCAATAGAAACTCCACCAAATAAAACATAATCTTTAGCTAAATTATTTCCTGCTGCAACATTAATTCCATATTTTTTTAATTTTTCTACTACAGTGATATCAATATCTGTAGCGGATGTTAATTTTATCCAAGGAGTTCTTCCATTTAAATATTTTTGATATGGAGATTTATCAACTGAACCAAAAATTGCTTGTCTTTTGTAAACCTGGTCATGGATTTTTTCATTAAAACCTTCCCCTATTATATTTCCCATAATTAAGAATTTATTCTATTAAAAACATTATATACTTCTAAAGGATTATTTGGAATTCTAATTTGAACACCTTCAGGAATTACTAAAGTATCTTGAGATAAACCAGTTAAAGTATTAGCCCCAGCATTTCCTGTATTAGCTATGGAAATAACCCACCATAAGGAACTATCCCCATAGTATTGTTGTGCTAAAACATCAAATCTATCTCCTTGAGATGAAATAACATATATGTCATTTTCAGACAATGGAACCTCAGGATAACGAGATGTTTTATAAACTATTTTTCCGTTTATTTTTTCTTTTGGTATGTTTTGATATCTATTAATCATTATAATGATGTTCCATTTGGTGCTACTATACTTATAAATCTTGATGCTGCATTTCCTGCTTCTGGTAAGTAATTTGGTAGTGGGGTAAAACTAAATCCAGTTACTTTTACCACATGAGGTAATTGGGAAATGGTATTATCCTTTGTTCCATCAGGATTTATTGCTATTTCCCAAGTAGAATCTTCAGCTATATCAACACTAAATCCTTCAATATAACCAGGTAAGTTATATATATAACCCCCAACAGTTAAACTAACTATTGGACCTTGCATAAATCCATCCACATATTTAGGAGCGGTCATACTAGCTAAATAATTTAATCTTTTATACATTGGAAGAAGTTCTTCTCTTGATAAAGCTGCTATTGTCCAAGATAATGAAAGTTTTCTTGTTTGACCAGAATAAGTATAAAAATTTTCTCCTCGTCCTGGATATTGTTGAGAGTTAATTCCTGCTGTGTATGAATCTGTTATTCCTCCTAAAAATGCTCTAAAGGCTAATGTACTACCACTGGTAAATAAACTTTGTATTCTAAATTGAACTAAATCATCATTAGATAAATCTTCACCTATACCTTCAGCATTAATTAAATCTCTTGTAAGAATATTTCCTGTTCCTTTAGTAAAGTCTGATAGATTTTTTAACTTAGTGCCAGGATTACCTAATAAATTTTTAACACCTATATTTCTATCAGTATAACTAATATAATTTTCATCAACAATATTTCCTGTTTTTAAATAATCTTCAGCAACAGTATTATTTGTTATTTTTCTACGAAGTACTTTTCTAAAATCTTCTTTTAATAAACTTGTATATCTTGCAGATTCTTGTTCATCTAAATCTTTTTGACTATATGATATAGCACCACCATTCAAAGTTGGTGTTTCTCCTCCAACTTTTGTAGGGTCAGATATTAAAGGATAAGTACCTGGTGAGGATTGATACACTGTTTTAGGAGTTCTATAAAAACTCTCTAAATATAAAGGTTGGTTATTTTCTCCATCCCCTACTAATTTTGAAATACCTGTTTGAGTTAAAAGATTATATTTTGTACTTGTTTGAGGAGATGAAGCATCAATATAATTAGAGCCACTAGGATTTGTAACATCTTGTTTTGCTGTCCAAGTTAATGGTCCCTGTGGTATGTTAGATAAATTTGAAGATTGAGGAGTATTTACATTATTGCTTGGTAAACCATATTGAGTAGATTTAGTCCAAGATTTATCAGGATTTATTTGTAAACCACCTATTTGTTCATCTTCAGCATTTACTGTTTTTTGTATAAAACTACCACCATTTCCTAATATCCTTTGATCTTCAGGAATTACTTCATCAACTAATTTATTATTTGTTGTGAAAGGAGATAAATCAAATACTTCTAGGAGTTTATTATCTTCACCTTTTCGAGCATTTAAATATGTTATAAAAAATGAGTTGTTTAAATATTCACTAGAATATTTGTCAATATTTCCCCATTTGAATTCACCATCTCTAGTGTATTGAGGAGTCCAAGTACTTGGTCCTGAATACCAAGTATTATTTAGACTGGATGATTGGGGGGAATTTACATTATTGTTAGGTAAAGTGTCTGTATAAAATTTTCCCTTGTAATCAAAAACAATACCTCCTTTAATCCAAGATTTTGTTCCATCACCTGTTTCTATTTGTAAACCACCAACTTGTTTATCTTCAACATTAACTGATCTTTGGTTGTTTTTACCTGTAAAAAAATCAGGGTTAGATGAAAAATATGGGTTTTGATTACCTGTTCTAAATGAAGAATATCTAATATTTGTTTTTCCAACACCTAAAATAGAACCAGGACCACCAATATATGTTAAAACATTAGCAGGTCCATTATTTAAAATAAAACCATCTAATTTATCACCAGCATTTATTGATACTAACTGATGTAATCTGGCTAATCTATTATCTTCAACAGGTTGTGTTGGTTTTACTTTAACACTGTATAAAGCAATATTATTAGCATAAGCTCCTGTTTCAGCAAAAGGATTAACACCTTGTTTATTTAAATGACCTCCTATGTTTACAACTCCTGCTTGAGCTAATGTATTTAAAGGTGAATAAATACCTTCATTAACACCTCTAGTTGTTTGAGTTCGAACAGCTGTTTGAGATAATAAATTTTGTTTAGCAATAAAAAGTAACCCATTAGGAGATTTAGTATCAGTAAACATTTTGGTTAAACGTTTGATATCTGTAGCAGCATCTCCTACAACATTAACTCCTCCTCTTAAAATAAAATCTTCATTTGCTCCTAAATTATTAAATCCATCAGGAATTGGTTCTTGAATATAAGGCTGTCCACTATACCCTCCTCCGATGGTATCTTTCCCATATCTTAGGGACTTAAGATCAGTTTTTAGGTCAATTAAACCCATTATCTAGGAGGATTATCTAAGTATTTATCAGGTGTTTTACCATCCAAATCTAATTGGGATTTAGTTAGACTAGCTATTTGAACTGTTTGTTTATTATATTCTAATGGGTTTTTACCATCCAAATCTAATTGGGATTTAGTTAAACCAGCTATTTGAGCTGTTTGTCTGTCATACTCTAGAGGTTTTTTACCATCTAATCCACTTAATAAGGATCCGTCATTTGTTAGTTTATTTAATAGTGATGCCATAATTATTTTTATTTATAAATATTAAATTATTGAACTTTAGATGTTCCCATTGCAAATCCTGTACCTACTTTGGTTGTATCTAAATAAATATTTGTTTCTTTTGCTAGTATTTGTTGTAGTACTGATTTTATTTCAGCTAATTCATTATCTCTTTCATTACCTCCACCAATAACATTTCCTAAAGCTTGGATAGGGGCTGTAATAGCATTTACAATACCACCAACTGCATTTCCTATACTATTAGTAGTGGCAAATTCATTTAATGAATCTAATTTATCTGTATCAATTTGGTTTAGGGCATTTGCTACTCCCATCAAAGCTGTAGCCATTTGTGTTAAGGCACTAGCTGTTGTTTGTAAAGGTCCAGCCATTTCTGCTAAAACTACAATTTGATCTATAATTCCACCACCAAAAAATGAACTCACACCAGCAGCTGCTAATGCAATAGCAAAAGCTCCTAACCCAACAGAGGCACTTAATAAAGCGGGTCCTAGTAAAATTAAGTTTCCAATTTTGTCTAAGGAAAGAGAATCCATTAATATAACAAAACCTTCAGCAACTGATGTTACTAAAGTTGCTAATCCGTCAAAAATAGATGTTATTACTTTACCAAAGGCTTCAATAGCTGGTGCTGCTAGATTAAGAGCAAATCCTATGCCTATTAAAGCTCCAGTCAATAAAGCAAGTCCAACTGCTGCATAAGCTAATCCTACTGGTCCTAATGCTTCCATTGATTTTCCAAAACTTTTTATACCTTTTCCAAGTGCTGTTAATCCTTTACCGGCTGGTATTCCTATTGCTGCTAGAGCTAATAAAGCAGGAACTGCTAATGTCATTACTGCTAATGCTCCTGCTGTGGCTGCTAATTTACCAATGTCTTTAAATTCAACTAATTTAAATGATTGAATTCCTTTAGATAGATTAGTTAAGAAATTTTTAATATTTTTTCCTGCTTGGTTGGTTATTCCTTTTGTTTTGTCTGCTGCTGCTTCAGCTCCATCACCTGCTTTATTGGCCATTTCTTTTGTTTTATCACCACCAAAGAATCCTTTAATTTTATCTTTTGCTTCTCCTAATCCTTCTTTTGTAAATAATCCACCTATACCTTTTACCATTCCTGCTATACTTTTAGCCATAGAACTAAATCCAGAAACCATAGCTGGGATTGTTTTGAAAGCTATTATTGTTAATATAGTGCCTATGCCTACCCATGATGAAGCAAACCATGCTACAAGATCTATTAAAGGAGAAAATATACTTACAATACTTCCTAATATATCTAATACTTTATTTAAAACATTTTGTAATTTTTCGGTAGCATTTTGAGTTTTCATAGATTCATATGTTGTGTCACCATATATTCTTTTGAAATCTTCGGCTGCCATATTATTAAATTTTTGTTGTAAAGTAATTTTAGCCAATTGATCACGATTAATACCCATAGCTTTAGCTATTGCTTCTTGTTTAATAACATTTTTAGAGGCAAAAGCATCTTGAATAATAGCATTATCATTTAATGATTTAGATAATCCTTCTAAATCACCTGCTAAGGCTAATTGTCTTTCTTTTTCTAAATTAATATCTTTACCAGTTAATAATTCGGCTTCTAATTCAGCTTCAATAGATGATTCAAAATTTAGTAAACTATCGGCTACTCCTTGAACTTCAGATAATGAAAGACCTAATTTAGTAGCAGCAGCGGCTGCTTTAATTAGTTTATCATTACTGAAGCCTAAATTAGCTTGTAAACCCATAGAAGCACCTGCTGCTTCTTTTAATACTTTATTAACATTTAAAGCAGTTTTGTTTTGTTTATTAAATTCACCAACTATTTTTATGTTATTTTCTAATACTTTTTCAGTATCTTTACTTTGTAATCTAGCATTAGTTACTAATGTAGCTGATTCTTTAGCACTAAAACCTAATTTTTGTTCTAAGTTTGTTGCTGATATTAAAGCATCATTTCCTAAAACTTGGGCAGACATTCCTAATTCATTAGTTAGAGATGCTGCTGCTTTCATTAGTTTTTCAGTAGTAACAAAAGCATCTCCTGATGCTAGAGCTACTCCTGACATTTCTTGTTTTAACAAGTATGCATTTGTATATGACATACCTGTTTCTTTTCTTAATTCTGCTGTTTGTTTAGAAGCTTCAATAGCTGATTTTAAAGCAAAAGCTGCTATAGCTTCAAAAGATGTTATATTTTTTACAAAACCTTTACCTAATTCACTAAGAGATGCTTGTAATACTTTTATTCTTCCAGCTGTATTAAGAGGTTTTTCACCATTTGCTGTTAATTCTGCTGCTAATTTTTTTCCTGCTGCTGCTGCTTTATCAAAATTAAATGCTGAGGCTAGGGAACTTAAACCAAGTTCTTTCATTGCCTCATTTGCGCTTTTTAAAACATCTCCTGTAAGTCCAGTAGCATCTTTTATATTTTTAGTTCTTTCTAGTAATTTACCTTCTACTTCTGCCTGTTGTTTGTATTCTAAAGTTTGTTGACCTAAAAGCTTTAATATATCTTTTTCATTTTCACTAATTTTTAAATCCCTTTTTTCAATTAAATCTAAAATTTCTAACTCACCATTTTTAGCTTTTACTATAGCATCAACAATTTCAGCATTGTTTTGGTTATTAGCTAGTACTTTTGACAATAATTGATCTTGTTCATTAAGAAGATTTGATTGTAATTTTCTTCCTTTTTCAATTTTTTCTTCAAGATCAGCTAAATCAGATGTTCCATCAAGAAGATCATCTATTGAATTATTGATATCTTTAACATAATCAGCTTGTTTTTTAAAAGCATTAAGTAATTCTCTGCTTTGAATCTTATCAATAGCTGTATATGTTTTTAAAGATCTTTCAAGCTCATAAGCAAGATCTCTATAAATAAATAAATTATCTGAGGCTGCATCCTTTAGTTTTTGTTGATTTTTTGCTGCTTTTTCAGTAGCATTAGCTATTCTCTCAGTATTTTGAGCATTTTGAGCATTTATGTTAGGATCTTGGTTATTAGCCATTATAAATTAGTTTATTATAAATATTAAAAAACAAAAAGTGGGCATCATTTATATGATGCCCTTTTTCCTGTTGGAGCCACAGGTGATTTAGGTATACCATTTTTATTAGTCCAAGATGCTTCTGCTTTTTTCTGTTCTTGGTTTTGGTTTTCATAGTATTCCTTAATTTTATTAAAAGTAAAATTTCTTAACCATATAGGCATATTATATATGGTGTAATAATCGTATCCTCCTTGTCCATGAAATACCATTTCATGAATTTGAGTGAATAAAGTTAACCTATATTCCTGCGTCAGGCCAAAAAAAGTTTAGATTAATAGGAACATTAGCGCCCTCCTCGACACCATTTGGTCCATCATAATCAAATTTTATTTCAATTTCAGGAGTTACTGAACGAATATATTCTCTTAATGATCTGGCATCTCTGGCTAATAACATATTATCAACAAATTGTCTTATTGTTTTGCTTTCTGTATTACCATCAATAGAAGTAATAATATGTTTTAAACGAGTTGTTAATTCTGGGTTTGAATCTTTGTTTATTTTTTGTAGACCTTTAATTTCATCATTTATTTTTTTATCATCACCATGAGATAATAATTTAAATGTTAATATATGACCTGTAGTAGGTAAAGTATAAGAGAATTCATTTTTACCTTTAGCCCATAATGATTCATCTACTTTATTTGGTTCTAGTATACTTAAATCAACAACACATTTGTCTCCTTTATACATGAACTCATAATCTTTACCGTAACCTAAAACACGAGCAGCAATCATAATTGCGTTTTTATCTACTAAAAGTAAATCATTATAATCAAATTTAGTTACAATCAAAGATTGTAATAATTTATCAATAACAATTCCTTTTTCAATGTAAGCTCTATTAGTTAAAATGTCTTCTTCTTTAGCAGTCATATATTTCATTTCTATTTTACCTGAAGCTAAGGGATGATTTTCGGGATAAAGTAAACCTTTTGAAGGTAACTCAACCATTTCTGTTGGAAACTTTAATTCACTCATAAACTATTTTATTATAAATATTGGTAGAAGAAAGAAGCTCGCGATTTCTCGCGAGCTTTCTTTGATTTGTTTTAATTTTAATTAGAAGTTCAACACACAGTAATCCATACCAAGTGTTAACTGTAAGTTAATAGCTTGGTTTTCAGTGTCCCAGTTATATTCACCAAAGTTTCCACCTTTAATAAAGGCACCTTTAATTACCCATTCAGAAACAATGTCACCTACAGGACCTAATACATCGATGGTTAAATCTTTCTTATAGAAATCTGAATAACCATCACGTCCTGTTACTGATTCATGATGTAAACGTACCCATTCCATTACTGCTTGAGCACCTGAAGGTGTGATAGGATCAAATAGAGTCATTGTTAAATCATTCCATTTGGTTTTGCCTTTAACTTTAGTATAAACGTTTATATGGTTTAATACTACTTCACCCTGTTCGAACGTTACAGCTGATATTCCTTTGATTACATACGATGGTATACCATCTATATACATAATGAATCTGTTTGCCTGTTTTGGTTCAAAGGCTGTGAAAAATATTTCGTTTGGATCTAAGATTGCCATTTTGTTATTTATTTAGTTTTGTTATAAATATTTAATTTTTAAAAAATTACACAGGGAAAGAAACTCCAGTTGGTAAAATGCTAAAGTTCAAGTAAACAAATTCAGCAGTTTTAGTTGGTTGTAAGTAAATTTGACCTACTAATTGGTTTCTATCAATTACATCAGGAGTGTTATTTGATTCATCCATTACTACTTTGAAAGCATACAAACCTTGTCTTTGTTGTACTGATTCCAAATAAGGGTTAACTTGAGCTAAGAATTGGTTTCTTGTAGCAATTGTGTTTTGTTCAAATACCAAGTTATTAGCAACTTGTGAAATGTAAGATTTAAGAGCAATTAACAATCTACGTACATTTACTCTATCAAGAGCAGATGCTTTAGTTTGTAATGTTTTCTGACCATATACTACAGTTCCAGTTCCTGGGAATGTTGCTATTGGGTTAACTTTGTTTTGGTATAAAGTATCACGGTTAGTTTGAGTTAATTTCTTTTCAGCTCTTACTACTGTGCTTAATCCACCTCTGTTAATACCAGCTGGAGCAAACCAAGGCTCACTTACTGAATCATTGTAAGCATAAACACCAGCTACCATAGTTGAAGCAGGTACCCATACTAATTGAGCAGAATCAGGATCAATTGTTTGAACCCAAGGCCAATAAGCAGCAGCATATGAAGTATTTTTAGCATTTGCTTGAGTTGTTACTGTTGTAATACTTGAGCTAAATGGTACTAAATCATTTACAAAAATATTATCACCTCTGTTTTCAGTATTAGAAATAATTGAAGTTACTTGAGAAGAACCAATTGGTGCTTCAGAAGCAAACAAACCAGGAGCAATTAAAGCATTGAATCTGTAATCATCTTGATTTGATAACAAAGCAATCATATTATTATAATCACTTCCTGTTAAACCTTGAGTATTTGTTACACCAGAAATAATATTGTTATAATATTTAGCATTTCCTCCAAATAAATTACCTGTTGCTCCACCAAATGAACCACTAGCTGCTACTGGAATTGAACCTGTAAAAGAAGATTTTGCTGTACCATTATTATCAAAATAGAATGGGGTTGGAGTTAATACTGAAGATACATAAACATATCTTGAAGCATTTGGATAAGTTCCATTAACTACAATTTGATTATCTGTAGAATCGTACTGTCTATATTGATCACCAATTACTTTAGCTACATAATTTGGAGCTGTTGGATCCATTGATAAGTTAGTCCAAGCTTCTAATACAGTTGGAGTAGTAGTGGTATCATCACCTTGTCTAATTAATAATGAGAATGTACCAGATGCTGTATCTGCATTAGTAATTTGCCATCTAATGTTATCAGATGAACCTGATGCTAAAGTTCCATTAGTTCCTAAACTGCTTGTACTATTCATAATGGCACCTTGTGAAATAGTGGCAAATCTAACTGATTCTGAAGTGTTAGAATTTAGAATAGGAGTACCTTGAGAACCAGAGGTAGTAGCTGATGTGAATGAACCACTTTTAACTCTTGCTACTAATAATGTTTCACCTCCATTAGCAAAATAGTTATAAGCTGCTATTGAAGTAAAATAAGTGTAAACATTACTTGCACTTAAAAAGGTAGTACCGAATTTATTTTGATAGTCACTGTATGAAGTAACAACGGTAGGAATTTCTACTGGACCTTTAACAGTAGGACCAATAATAGCAGCTCCTACTACTACTGGTTGTTGAGTAATAAACGATTGATCATTTTCAATCGCTAATACGCCAGGGGATATTAATGTTTCTGCCATGTTTTAAAATTTATAATTAGTTATATTCTATGATAAATATGGCAAGGTCTTTTAAAAATTATTCTAAAACAGTAAACTCTCCACTGTTTAGATCAACAGATCCTTTTCCGTACTTACCTGAAATTTCTTGACTAATTTGTTCTTCTTCTTTTTTTAATTGAGTTAAAAATTCAATTAACATTTCTTTTTGTAACTCTAATTCTTGAATTTGTACTTCTATGTAACCAAAATCAATTGTTAGTTTGTCTCTTTTTTGTTGAATGTTTTTTAATGATTGTAACTCTTCGGTTGTAACTGTTTGTTTTTCCATGTTTTATATTTGTTTTTAAATGTATATTATGTGATAATAAAAATCTGTATCAGGAACTGTTGATTCAAAAGTTAATGAAGTACCTACTAAACTATTAACTACCATATTGTTTGAAGCACCATTGCTTCCAGAAGGAGTAGCTGTTACAAAACAATTCTGTCCTAATGTTTTTCCTGAAATTTCACTTATATTAATTATAACGGTATTAGTGGCTGTTTTACTAGCCCCTGCTATAAATTTTAAAGAGGCACTCGGTTGTGAAGCTGATCCACTTGGATAATAAGTATTTTGAACTGAAGTTGCTGGTCCAGTTGATGAAGCATATGAAGCTGTTCCAAACAAACTACCTGTTATGGTAGTTACAGTCAATGTGTTTGTAGATGGATTATATTTTAAACTATCATCATCAAATCTTAAAGCTGAATTGTTTGATTGGGTTGTATTAAATAAAGCTACAGCTAAAAATTCTGGAGAAACAGATGAAGTTATTGTTGATGTATCTGCTTGTGAAGCCACACCCAATAAACTTCCAGTATAACCATTCAAAGACATTACTGAACCAGTAAATGTTGTTGAACCAGATATTTTTATATCATAGGCTACAGTACCTGTTAAAGCATCAATACTTTGAGATACATCAGATGCCTGTATAGTATTTCCTGTTAGGATATTACTTTTTGAGAGAACTAAAGCCATTTTTTATTATATTAATTTTTTAAATCATTTCCCACCCATCAGTGTTAGCTGGGATACCATAAATATCATTGGTATTGAACCAATCTAATAACATTATTTCTACACCTGTTTGGATTTGTTCTGTAAATGGTAGGTTTTCAATTTGTGGTTTTAAAGCATCATACATGTCATTTATTTGTTGATTAGAATATAAATCAATACCTGTATGAATTAACATATTACGTCCATCTTGCTCATAATAGTGAGAAGTGGTAGAAACATATTCATTATTTCTAATTTCTAAAACACTATTTATAAAAATGTATTTTAATACATCTGGTTGTAATGGATTTACACTAACTGTTGTTTTTGACTTTATCATGTTTAATTTGTTTTATTATAAATATGTGATATTTTGTTATAAATATGTAGTTTTTTAAGCTATTTCATAAGAACCGTTCCAAGATATTTCATCTAAGTTTCCCCAAGTAAAAGGAACTGTTGATTCTAATCCAACAGCTACTGAGCTTGTGTTTTGCCATTGTATTTCTGATCTTGTAGAACTTCCAAGCCTTCCTCCATTCATTAATCCTGAATACCAGTTAATACCATTATCTAAGAATGAAGATGGTATTTGGATTCCGTAAGCAGAAGATGCTGTAAATGGTAATTGGAAATACCAAGCACCTGTTCCATAAGTAGTTGTAGTTCCCATTACTAATCTTCCTCTTACAAAGCATGTTTTACCAATTACTTTATATTGACCTGTTATTGTTCCATCTCCAATTACAGGATCTGATGATGCAGCTGTCCAAACAGGAGTATACGAAGTCCAAGCTGTTGATAATTCTGAACCGTTAAAGTTAAGAGAACCAGTGGCTTGTATTGAACCAGTAAACGAAGGAGCATTTACAGAACCAAAGAAATCTACTCTTTTGGTTGAAAAACTTCCTGTTATTAACAGGTTTGTAGAAGAGTTAGCTAGTATGAAAGTATTAGAAGCAGCTGTTATTGTTGATCCTGCTGCATAACCTATGAATACATTATAATTTCCTAAAGTTAATCTACCAGCTGTATATCCTAGATAAACTGAACCGTCATTAGATCCTGTTCCAGTAGCTGTAGCATTTTGATAACCTGCTTCATAACCTACTGCTACCATGTAACGAGAAGAAGATGCTAATTGCATAGCTCCATGTCCAACAGCTACGTTTGAAGTAGTTGATCCTAAACTGTTAAACCATCCCATGGCTGCAGATCCTATGATTGTATCACTAATTGAAGTTCTTAATCCATATCCTGCTGAAGGTCCTATAGCTACAGTAAAATCAGAACCAGCACCTGACATATCTCTACCAGCTAAATAACCTATTAAAACATGTCTTCCATTTGATACGTTTCTTCCAGCAGTATAGCCAATAGCTATACCATAATCATCATTACCATCATTACCTACAAAGTTATTTCCAAATGCATCAAAACCAATAGCTATAGCACCAAATCTTGTATAATTTAATAGTGAGTTATATCCGATAGCTACGTTATTAGACCCACTTTGATTGGCGTTTAAACTAAATACACCTATTCCAATATTAGCTTCTCCTACTGAATTATTTTTCAGAGAAGCTCTTCCTAAAGCTATGTTGTTAAATCCTGTTGTTAAATTTCGTAAAGGTTCACTATTACTATTATCAAAACCAATAGCTATATTATTATTTCCAGATGTTAATCCTAAAGCTATAGCATCATTTCCTGCAAAGAAATTATTAAATCCTGTTGTTATTGAAGGGTAAGTAGTAAGCCTACTCCCAAACATAAAGTTGTTTCTACTAGTGTCATATCTTACTACCCAGTTTGAACCTATCTTATAACCCATTGTAGAACCGGTTAAAGGAGTTACATCAATAAATGAAGAAGCAGATGTTAAACTCATGTTTCCAAAGAAACCTGATGAGCCTGTTACAATTAGGCTTCCAGTAATAGCTGCTGAACCTGTAAATGGGAAAACAGCAGCGTATGAAGCAGTAGTTGCAAATGAAGCACTTAATGCTTGTGAAGCATATGAAGCTGTTCCTAATAATGAACCTGTGAATGAGGGAGCATTAACTGAACCAAAGAAATCTACTCTCTTGGTTGTAAAGCTTCCTGTAATTAAGAAATCTGTTGATGAGTTAGCTAGTATAAAAGTGTTTGAGGCTGCTGTAATAGTTGCACCAGCATCATAACCTAAAAATACATTATAATTTCCTAATGTCAATCTACCAGCTCTGTAACCAACATAAACTGAACCATCGTTAGATCCTAACCCAGTTGCTGTTCTATTTTGATAGCCGGCTTCATAACCTATAGCTACCATGTAACGAGAAGAAGAAGCATATTCCATAGCTCCATAACCTATAGCTACGTTATCTCTTGTTGTTCCTAAACCATTAAAATCCCACATAGCTAAGGCACCAACAACAGTATCATTATTTGAAGTTCTTAAACCGTAACCAGCTGAAGGCCCTATAGCAGTTGCATTATTAGAAGTAGTTGCTGTCATATCTGCAGCAGTAAATGCTCCTATTAAAACATGACTTCCAGTTACTACGTTAATACCAGCATTATATCCAATAGCTACATTATAGTCATCTGAGGCTGCATTTCCGGCATGTCTGTTTAAAGCTGCATGTCCTATAGCTATTGAACCTACTCTTGTATAAACATTTAGAGCTGTATATCCCATAGCTATATTGTGAGAACTACTTTGATTAGTATATAAAGCAAGTTCTCCTATACTTATATTGTGGTTTCCTACAGAAAGACTTCTTAAACCTCCCCTTCCTAAAGCTATATTGGATTGACCAGTTGTTAAACTTCGTAAAGGTTCATTATTAGTAGTATCAGAACCAATAGCTATATTATTAAACCCTGTTGTTAAACCGTTTGCTATAGAAGGACCACCTGCGAAGAAATTATTACCGCCTGAACCTGTTACAGAAGCATATGTAGCTGTACTACTTCCTATAATTAAGTTATTTCTACTAGAGTCATATCTTGTAACCCAGTTTGAACCTATTTTGTATCCAAAATTTGAACCAGTTAAAGGAGTTATGTCTATGAAAGATGAGCCAGATGTTAGACTCATGTTTCCGAAAAGTCCTGATGAACCTGTTACAAATAAACTCCCAGTAATATCTGCTGAACCTGTGTAAGGGAATGCATTACCACTACCTCCTGCATTTAAAGCAAAAGATGCAGTTGTGGCAAAAGATGAACTAGTTGCAAATGAAGCTGTTCCTATAACCGTTCCACCAGTTACTGTTAAGCTTCCTGATAGGGATGAATCTCCTAATATTTGAGCGTTATCTATTCTCATTGATTATAAATATTTGAGTTTTTACCTCCAAACCCCTGATATTTTAATTTTAGGTTCAGTTTGCTTCCATACTCCAGCTACTTTTATCCATGTTATTGCTTGTTTCCACACACCTGCTATTTTAATCCACATTATGTTTCCTGTAGATGCGGGAGCAACAATAGGGACTTGTCCTATTTCAATGGTCGCACCGTCGAATAATCTTCTTGTTGCCATCTTATGCTTCTGTTAATATTACTGCACCCATAATTGAAAAGTTTACTACCGTAACAGCACTAACGGTTAAACAAGCATCGGGATGAATTTCTGCCAAAGACCCAATAATACAACCTGTACTAACTGAATCTAAAGGCATTGCACCTGTTGCACTCTCTAATGAAATCATTGCTAATGGCTTAAATAAACAAACCCCAAAATTACCTGCAGTTCCTGTTGTGGCAGCAAGAGTTACCGACTCAATACTTCTTATTCCCGTATCTCCTGCTTGTAATGGTATTGGAATTAACAATCCTACTTCTCTATAAGAACCTGCACCAATTGTTGTGGCAGTAGATGTTCTACCACTCACACCCGCTGAATTTGTGTAGCTTATTGTTACCGTTGTAGCTGTGTTTCCTACTTGTGTATAAACTACAATTCCTGCCATAACACCTTCACCAGATGTATATCTTGTTAATGCTGCGGTTGGAAGATTAGTTGTTTGAGGTGTTGTTAAAGTAGCGTTCAATCCACCATTAACATTTAACAAATCAACAACCATCATTGATGCTGCACTATAAGTTGAAGTGCTTATCCTCGCCCCTAACATTGTCAATCTACCTGTTGATACAGCAGGTATAGGACCCATTGATTGTAGAGAATTTTTGTCTAATGCAACGCTTGTAGTTGGTGTAGCAGGAGCAGGATTAAAAGATTGCCAACTTGCATTCGGTCTTAATATTCTTATTGTGGTTGTGCTAAAATCAGATGCCCTGTTTTCGCTAAGTCTTTCTACGTATTCGTTAAAATCAGTTAGTGCCATATTATTTTTCTACTGTTGCTAATGAACCGAATAATTCAGGTGCAGTTGCACTACCTGCAATAAACATTAAAGACAAACAAGCATCTGGATTGATTACTGGTATACCTGGAAGTCCTGTTGTGTAATCTCTCCACCCCATTGTACCACCTGCACCAACAGGTATCCATGCTAAAGGTTGAGCAATGGTTATACCAAAGTTACCTGCCGTTAATGTTGATGCACTTAATTGTATTTGCTCAATAGCTCGAATACCTGAATCACCCGCTGCTAAAGGTATGCGTTGCATTCTTGATACTTCACGGAAACCTGTTGCACCTATATTAATAGTTGAAGTTCTTGAACCCGTACCTGCTTGATTTGTGTAGGTCATTGTGAGAGTGGTAGATGTTGTGCCTATTATTGTATAAATCTCATAAAATGCTATGTTACCTGCACCTCCCGTATTACGAGTTAAAGCAGGTGAAGCAGGTGACCCTTGTATTGTTTGTGCTCCAGTTGAAGTTCCTGACAATCCCCCCTCGTGAAATAACCTATCGTACAATAAATACACGCCTGCGGTTAGTGGCGCAATAGATGCCCCAATTAAGTGTTTATCTCTACCGCCAGTTGCTGGTGTGAAAGGTATTGCTCCTTGAGTTGTACGGTCAGGTATTGCTCCTATTGTTGGTACTACACCGCCCGCAGGCATGCCATCGTATTGCCACAGCGAACAACCTCTACCTGACACTAGCGAAGTTGCTGCAACACCTAAAACTCTTGGCACTTTGTGAAAAAAGATATTTTCAGGATTTCCATTATTGCCTCCTGATTGTAAGTTAATTAATTCTGATAAATCTGCTATTGCTGCCATATTATTTCATTTTGTATTGCGTGTTCTTTTGCCTCTATGATTAGGTTAGCTAAATTATCAAGGTTAACTCCTGATTGATATATTAAGCCACCAGTTTGTGGTAAAATTTCAAATTCGTCATTACTAACTCGTAATGCCCAATCTCCCCCATCTGATAGATATAGAAATGATTCTGTTTTAATAATTGTTTTCATTATTTTCTTAAATTATTTTATGTATATTGTAAATAAATATCTCCATCAGAACCGCCTGAAGGTGCTGCTGTTCCTGATGTTATAACCTTATTAGCACCAAGTGTATTATATGATATTGTCCTTGATGTTGAACCGTTAAAAGAAGTTCCTGGAGCGTCACCACTTCCTGAGTCATTAAATGTAATAGGATTTGTAGTTACACCACCATTTAAAGCAAATGAAGCTGTTAATGAGTAAGAAGAACTTAAGGCATAAGATGCACTTACTACACTTCCTAATAATAATGATGCTGTCGCCGCATATGAAGAGCTTGTTGCGATAGAAGCAGTAGCAGCATATGAAGCACTTACTACACTTCCTAATAATACAGAGGCTGTAGCAGCGTATGAAGAACTTAGGGCTTGATTAGTGTAACTTGATGTTCCTAAAACACTACCAGTAAATGATCCTGTAAACGAACCTGTTCTAAATGATCCAGTGAAACTATTAAACGCTGTTAAAGTTGTATAAGCAGGAGCAAATGATGCTGTAGCGGCAAATGAAGAACTTAAAGCATTATTAGCATAAGATGCTGTTCCTAATAATGATCCTGTAAAACTTCCTGTAAATGATCCTGTAGTGTATGAACTTGTGAAAGTATTAAAACTTGAAGTTGTTACAAATGAGCCTGTGTTTATATTTCCTCCTCCACCATTAAGAGCGAATGAGGCTGTTAAGGCAAAAGACGAACTTAAGGCATAAGATGCACTTACTACACTTCCTAATAATACAGAGGCTGTAGCAGCGTATGAAGAACTTAAAGCATTTGTAGCATAAGAAGCTGTACCTAATAAACTACCTGTAAATGAACCTGTGAATGAACCACTTCTATAAGAACTAGTAAAACTATTAAAGCTTGTAAGAGTAGTATAATTAGGAGCTAATGATGCTGTTGAGGCAAATGATGAACTTAAAGCATTTGTAGCATAACTTGCTGTTCCTAAAAATGAACCAGTAAAACTACCTGTGAATGAACCTGTAGTGTTTGTTGGAGCAAATGATGCACTTAAAGTATAAGAAGCACTTGTTGCAATAGAAGCAGTTGCAGCATAACTTGAACTAACTACACTTCCTAATAATAAAGAAGCTGTAGCAGCGTATGATGAGCTTAAAGCATTTGTAGCATAAGATGCTGTACCTGTTAGATTTCCCATAATAGAACCGGAAATTCTTAAACTCCCTGTTATACTTAAATCATCTATACTCGCTGAGTCTGTGAAAAATATTGCCATTTGTTATAAATATTATTTTATTAACTTTCCCCATAAGCTGTTGCTATCCAATATGTAGTTCCTGCTAGAGCTGTATTACTGTTAGCGCTAACTATAAAACTTCCAGACACTTTACTTTCTATTGTCCATGTTCTAGCATCTTCTCCTGTAACAACTACTGAATAATTAGCATCAACAAATGCTGTTGAAAAAGTAACTGTTGCTGTTTTTGGATTTCCTGTAAAAGAACTATTAAGAATTCTTCCAGATTTAGTTGTTAAAACATTTGAAGCATATGAGGCAGTTAAGGCTTGTGTAGCATAAGATGCTGTACCAAATAAACTACCTGTTAATGAACCTGATGCTCTTAGAGCTAGTGAAGCTGTTGAAGCAAATGAAGCACTTATAGCATTTAAAACATATGAAGCAGTTGTAGCAAAAGAAGCAGTAGTTGCAAATGAGGAACTTACAGCATTTAAAACGTAAGAAGCAGTTGTGGCAAAAGATGCACTTAAAGCTTGTGAAGCATAAGATGCTGTTGTTGCAAAAGATGATGATGTTGCAAAAGAAGAGCTAACAGCGTTTAAAACGTATGAAGCAGTTGTAGCAAAAGATGCACTTACAGCATTTAAAACATAAGATGCTGTTGTAGCAAAAGATGCTGTATTAACAAGCAATGATGCTGTAGGTATTATAGTTGGTATACTATTACTATCACCTACCCATACAGAACCTGATGTTATATTTGGTAAATTTGCTGGACCTGGGTTAAGTACTACTCCTTGGCCTCCTGAGCCTTCTTTGGTTACTACTCCTAGAACTTGTATGATTGCAGAACCTGATGGTCTTGATGGTGTCCATCCTCCACCAACTGCTGTATATATTTCTGTACCTCCTGGGTATCCTGTGGTGTCTACTCCTGTAATTAAACCTAATGCTATACCTCTTCCTATATCTCCAGGATCAATATTATCAGCTGTTATATAGATTACAGGCATTCTTGCTGGGTCTCCAGCATCAGCTGCGTAAACTATAGAATTAGCACCTACAGAACCAGATACAAAAACAGGAGTTCCTTTTTGTAAAGTAAAAGATTCTCCATTGTAAATATTTTCATATAATGTGTTTACATATTGTAAACTTAAATTACCATTTCCATCTGTTTGTATAAAAGAAAATTCACCATTGTCAGCTGAAGGATAATTTAATCCGCTTGCTGTTAAAGAATTTCTTACTATAAAAGTATCAGCTGAGGAAGCAGTTGCTGCATAAGAGGCACTTGTTACAAATCCTTCTAAGTAAGAAGCCGTAGCTGCATAACTAGCACTTGTTACTGTACCTTCTATGAATACTGCTTGTCCTAAAATAGTTGCATATCCAGAAGATGAAACTGCAAAGTAAATTTCTATACTATTAGCATCTATAGATCTTATTTGTGAAGGTATAAGAGCATAACTACTTGAATATACATTTACTAATGGATATGTTTCATTTAAGTTATGAGTTATACTCCAAGTTGTTGCCGCTACTGATTGAGTAAATACAAATAATGAAGCTGATACAGCTGTTGATGCACCTGCATTTAAAGCATAAGAAGCTGTTAAGGCAAATGATGAACTTAAAGCATAAGATGCACTAACTACACTTCCTAATAATAAAGAAGCTGTAGCAGCGTATGATGAGCTTAAAGCATTTGTAGCATAAGAGGCTGTACCTAAAACTGAGCCTGTAAAACTTCCAGTAAATGAACCAGTAGTATTTGTAGGGGCAAATGACGCACTTAATGCATATGAACTACTTAAGGCATATGATGAACTAGTTGATATTGAAGCAGTTGATGCAAATGATGAACTAATTGCTTGTAAAGCGTTTGATGCCCAACTTGAAGTACCTAATAATGAACCAGTAAAACTACCAGTAAAAGATCCTGTTGTGTTTGTTGGAGCAAATGAAGCAGATATTGCAAATGAAGAATTTATACTAAAAGATGAGGTGGTTGCAAATGATGAACTTAAAGTATTTGTAGCATAAGAAGCAGTACCTAATAAACTACCAGTAAATCCTTGGGTTGAAATTATTGAACCAGTTACAGTGAGAGAGCCTGTTATTACCGCGCTACCAGTGTATGGAAATGAGGAAGCATTAGCAACATATGAGGCTGTTAAGGCATAAGAAGCACTTGTAGAAGCCGAAGCATATGATGAACTTGTTGAGATTGATGATGTAGAAGAAAATGAAGCACTTACTGCTTGTAATACGTAAGAAGCTGTTTGAGCATTAGATGCACTTGTTGAACTTAAAGCATATGAAGAGGAAGTTGCTATAGATGATGTGGCAGCATATGATGAACTTATTACGTTATTAGCCCATGATGCTGTTCCTAATAATGATCCTGTAAAACTTCCTGTAAATGAACCAGTAGTATTTGTTGGAGCAAAGGATGCGCTTAGAGCGTATGATGCACTTAATGCATAACTTGAGCTTAATGTATAACTTGCACTTATTGCTTGTGATGAACTCTGTGCCCATGATGCTGTTCCTAATAAACTGCCTGTAAATGATCCTGTATAAGATCCAGTTCTAAAAGAACTAGTAAAATTGTTAAATGTTGTTATTAAAGTATAACTTGGAGCAAATGAAGCAGTTGAAGCAAATGAAGAACTTAAAGCGTTTGTAGCAAAAGATGAAGTTCCTAAAATACTACCTGTAAATGAACCTGTGAATGAACCGGTGTTATAAGAGCTTGTAAAAGCATTAAAACTAGAAGTTGTTACAAATGAGCTAGTATTTATAGTTGTTCCTGCATTAAGAGCAAAAGATGCAGTTAAAGCATATGATGAACTTAAAGCATTATTAGCATAAGATGCTGTTCCTAATAAACTGCCTGTAAATGAACCTGTGAATGAACCTGTTCTATTTGTAGGAGCAAATGAAGCACTAAGAGCATATGAACTACTTAAGGCAAATGATGAACTTAAAGCATAAGATGAACTTACTACTGTTCCTATAAAATAAGAAGCGGTTGCAGAATATGAAGATGATCTTGCCTGTTCAGCAAACAAAGCGTAAGAAGCGGTTGCTATTGAACCTGATTGGGATACAGTTACATCAAATGTTGTTCCATTACCTTTTGTAAAAGTAATTGTTGTATTTACAGCTGAAGCTGTTATTATACCTAATAAAGGTAATGATGATGTTGATGCGTATGATGCAGATAATGTTGGTGTAGTAAATTCTTTAACCTCATTCCCTGAACCACTTCCATAAAATAATCTACCATTGGTAACATTGATAGCCATTTCCCCTTGTATAAGGGTTGAAGGAACGCTTCCGGATGTGGCGCTATTTTTTATTATGATGGTACTACTCATTTATTATAAATATTAAAAAGTTCCTCCATCTATTATTGGAACATAAGATGCTGTTAAAGCATAAGATGCACTTAACGCATAAGAGGCAGTCCCTAATAAACTGCCTGTAAATGAACCTGTGAATGAACCAGTTGTTGTTGATGATGAACCTGAAAAGTTAAAAAGAGAACCAGTCCCATCGTATACGTTAACTCCATCTGTTTGAAGGAGTCTTTGGTAGGTGTTGCTTATTGCTGACCCTGATAAGTTATAAGATGACATTATGGTTCAACTTTATTTAAAATTTATCTACAAGATATTTTAAAGTTGATTCCAATGTTTCTCCAGAGATTTTATTTTCATTAATATAAGATCTAACAATAATTTTTGCTTTTCTATTTTCTTTAAACATTGATGCTAAAGAAGAATATTTGTTAAAATTAATATTTTCACTTATAAGCCTTTCGTATATTCTTTCTCCATTAACATTAGAACTAACTTTTTTAGTATCATTATCTTCATCATGATAATGAATTCCTGTTACTTCTACAAGGGGTTTTGAAGGAGTTTTTTCTTCTATTATTTCTATAACTACATTTTTAGATTGTTCTATCTTATATTCTGATTTCCATGGAGTAAAATATACATCATCTGCTATAACTTCTAGTCTAACATATCCTTTACTTTTAAAATTATCAAAGTTTTTGAATTTACCAATGTTAACTTCGCAAATACCATCTTTGATTTTACCATCAAACATCAAATTATGATTTTCACCTTCAACTATTAAACGAGCTATAGATGTAGACTCAGTTGCTCCTTCTAAAGTTACATTACATTTAAATGTGTTTATTTTATCTGTGTATAATTTGAACATTTTCTAATATTATTTTTTGGCCTATTTTTTCAGTTAATATATTTTCGACTTTGTCTTTGAATTCGGTTTTAACTTGATTGTTTTTTTCCTTTTCAATGACCTTAGTTAAATCATCTATCATAAATATTATCTTTATCTTTTTCTTATGCTTTTTACGTTCTCCTTGTTGGGTTTGGTAATCATAATCCGAAGGAAAAGCAACAGTTAGAATTACAGCATGATTCCAAAGTACAGCAAATGGAGGAGGTATTTCTAAATTAAACGCCTCATAAAGATAAGAAGCATAAGCATTATCACCATAGAATGAATCCCAATTAACATCGGCTTGTTCCCAGTTAATTAGTTCTACCTGCGTTATAACACCAAGAGGATTATTTATGTTGATATTTGTTGGAGTAATTTCTCCCATTTATTATAAATAATATAATATCTTATTTAAAAACTACCTCCATCAATGTAGGAAGAAGTTAGAGAATAAGAGGCACTTATTATGGTTAATGTTGATAAATTCACATTAAAAGTACTACCATTTCCTTTTGTAAATGTTAAATTAGGATTTGAAAAAGAAGCAGTTGTTAATAAAGAACCAGTATCTACAGAACCACTTCCTCCTCCTGTACTTGATATTGTTAATGTTAAGTTATTAAAGTCTCCAATTTGAGCTGTTACCGCAGAACCTGTTATTACTATCTCATTTAAATAAGAAGTTAATAGAGTACTCCCACTATAAATTTTTAAAAACGTTAAACCATTAGAATTATTTATTAAAGCCATTAACTATTTTATGTAGGAGTTTCTGTTACATTAGGATCAATAAAATTAGATCTATTTCTATTGTCCGTATCAATACTTCTTATATTTGTTGGAGGATCTAAACTAGAGGCTTCCATATTAAATATTGTTTTTACTTTATTAGAGAATTTATTAATAGCGGTAACATCTTTTTGAAGTATATCTGGAATAATATAACCATTGATTTTAATACTAAATGTGCTTCTAACTATTCTTTCATCATCTTGGGCTAATTCTGTTTGAAAACCAAATGAATCAATCATAGCCTTAAATTGAAAACGTTGTGGATTACCCCAATAAGCATCTGAGGCATATTCCATTGCTTCAACTATTTTATTTAATTGTTCTACATAATAAGTAAACACTGCTACCTCATATGTTACAGTTAAATAATCAGGCATTACAACTGCATAATATTCTTTTTGTGGTATTCTATTATTTAATACTTTAAAATTATCGTAAGCATTTTTTGGAGTATATGTTTTAGTAAAAACTTGAAACAAATTAGGGTTATTAGCATCCAATTTATTTGCAATTTGTCTATTTTTAGTTATGTCCGTTCTTTTAAACATAATTAAAGGAGCCATAATTTTACCTTTTTGATCTCTGTAATAACCATCCTTTTGATATGATTTCCATTTTTCAGGAGAACCATAAATTATAGGAACGGGCAAACGTTGTCCATTTTGTGTTACAGTAGGTTTAATTATGTTTTCAAAGTAATAAAAAATAGATTCATCAATATCCTGAATTCCAACTGAAAATGGTTTTGTATTGTCTCCTTTAAAGGATGTATTTAATCCTCTATTATTTGTAGGATTTTCTATAAAATCATTAGGATTACCTGCCTGAGGGTAAGTAGAAACATGTTGTTCTTTGGACAACTGTTGTTGGGTTTTTGGTATTGGTTTTCTATTATTAGGCATTATAATCTTGATAATTCTATATTAACTTTATCAGATGGAGTGTAATGAGCATTACATATTACTGAAACACTATAACCGAATTGTCCTAAATCAGTTTCATAGGGGTTATTTCCAGCATCATCCAAGTAAGGATATTCAGGATCTTTACCCATAAAAAATTGTGCTGTACTAATATTATCTATTTCCCAATAGCCATTTTGGAACATAATTATATCTCCTACTTCAGGATAAATATTATCTGCAACTAAATCATCTCTTAAAAATTTATAAGTTACCTGCCATTTAAAATCAGGACCAAAATCACTTACAGGGAATTCAAATTGGCTTGTTTCGATTAAAGCAAATAAAATAACAGGATCTGCAAAGTTTCTACCTTTAGAGGCTTCACCATACATGTTAACTTTAGTAGTAGTACTATTGTATTTATAAAATACTACTTGTTGAGAAATAATTTTTTGCATT